TATTGTTATTCTCATCTTTTTTTATTTTAACAATCCTCATCTTCAAAGTTTAACCATTTCAACCTCTGGTCTATTAACTTAATTAACTCTGTCTGCCATTCAACTTTTTTGTTCGGGAAATATAGCAATGTGTTCTCTTCAACCTCCCAAAGAAACTCTTTTAAGAAATATAATTCCTTATAGATGTCCTCATCTGCCATGTCTTCGATTTCCTCTTCAATGGGATTCTCTGGTTTCTCTGGTTTCTTGCTCATTCTGCAAATATCGGAATTTTAACTGAAATTCCTCTTTTTTCGTCTAACAATGTAAACGCTTGCGCAGGCTTTTCGGGTTTAAATCCCGCCTTGTGTCCATAAGGAGACAAGCCAATTAATGACCCATTGACGCAGCAGCTTGTTGTTGGATAAAATAATTGATGGAAATGGCCTAAACAAGTAAAATCGGCTTTTCTTTGCTCATCTTTTCTTAACAAATATTTAATCAAAGGAATCGTTAACCCGCCAATGCCGCCCCCATATTTGACCGCCTCGCCATGAAAGAATCTAATCGTTTTGCCCAGAACTTTCACATAACAATCGTCCGACTCTGGCATGTGAAATGTCATTCGTTTCTCGTTTCTGAATAAGTCTTTTAAATCCGAATACATCATAAACTCATAGTTGGTTGCCGAACTCGTTGAAATGTGCATCTTCTTTGTGTTTCTGCCATGATTACCAACTGAACATGGTATGATAAAATTTACTTTGGTATTTTTTAATAAAAACTCAAATCCATTCATGATTAATTGCTTTGCCATTCGGATTGCCTGCAATGGCGATAGGTTATTTGACTCAACCAATTCGTCATGAATGTAGCCAGATATAAAATCGCCACCCAACCAAACCACAACGTCTTTAATGTGAACATCTTTGCTCTCTTTGTCAATTAATTTGACAATGTTCTGGAATATAGCAATCGAGCGTTTCTCTGCAATCTTCAAATTGTATTCATTGAATCCATTGACTTGCCCACGTTTCACATTCTCTTCAATATGCCAGTCAGATAAAGAAATGATTGGACATCCCATGTTTTTTTGACCGCTTGACTTTTCAAATTTGATTTCCAGAGTGTCGCTTTTTTCTTTGATAGCTAACAAGTCGTCATAGGCCTGCTCGGTTGCTTCTAATTTACTCAACAAATATTCGTTTTTCTTTTTAACGTCATTTAACTGAGCCGCTAAGGCTTTGTTTTTTCGGTCTTCTTGAATTACAACTCCAATGTCTTTTGCCTTTTCAATTGGTTGCTCAATCTTTGGCAATGGATTATCTCTAAAAAATGCTTTTATGCCTGCTCTAATTCCCTCGACTCCAGTTGTGCCAAGTTCTTTTGGATAACTTTCCTTTAATAGTTGAGCAAAATGTGTTTGATTTCGGCCAAGTTTCTCGAATGAATCGAGGTTAGCAACGATAAATTTTTCGTATTTCATGTTTTTAGGTTCTAATTTTGTGCAAATTAGCAATTATTTTAACAACAACAAATTAGCCAAGTAACGAATAGAACTCATTGAAATGCTGAATCCTATCTTCGAGACCAATTGTCCCGCCATTGACACGCTTAGTGATTGATTTTACAACCGCATCGGTTGCGCCTTTGTCTGCTATTGTATTCAATCCATTTTTATCCCAAAACCATGCTGCGGATGCCAATGGATATTTGGTTGCGACCAATTCTGGATTGGCCAATATATCTTCGGAAACGCTTTTGTCAAACTCTAAATAATTAGCCTTGCCAGTTAGCTGAATAAATCCTCTGCCTAAATATTTAAACCCATCTTTGGACGCTTCATTGCCGTTGCCCATTCTATTTGCGTAAACCTTTGATGCGATTCTCTCTGGTTGCCTTGCGTAATCTTTGGCAGATTCTAAAGTCGGAAAGTATTTTTTGAATGTTTTGTTTAATCCCTCAGCCGAATAGTTTAGATTTTCTTTGAATGCTCTAAAATTGGCCGATTCATGGCCACACTGAGCCAAAAAATGCGAAAGCCTTAGCAATGTATTTACTTTGTAATTACTTACGATAAATGGAATTTGAGCAATAACCGAATCTGGCACATGCCCTTTCAGTTTTGCTAAATTCATTATTTACCCTCTTTAAAAAATTGCTTGAATAGACTTTTGCCAGTCATGTCCTTTAGATTTTCGTCCAAAGACTTTAACTCTATGAACGCAATTAAGCCAGAAACAATCTTCATGACCTCAATAGTTGGCAAAAAGTGTCTTTGGAAAATATGTCCTGCTAAGATTGCTAACATGTAGCCCATTCCTTTTGTAATGGTTGGCCTCATTTTACGGCTTGTAATCGCTTCGCCTCTTTTATAAGCGGCAACCATACCAGTGATAAAATCAATTAGCACCAGAAAGCTAATTCCCATCAAAACCGAGAATGTCGGAGAGAAATAGGTAACTAAATAAATAATAATAACGTCTAAACTTTTAACTAACCAATTTCTCATAATAAACACTCATCTGCTAAATTGATTATTCTGGCCATGTCCTCAAATACTAAAGTCGCATTTGCGGGATTCAAGTTCGAATAATCGCTTTGTCCATAAACTTTCAAACTCCAAAACCCAGTTGGCAAATCCACATTCACAATGAATGAATAAAAATCGCATTCGACCGCAGTAAATACATCAATAAACTCATCGCATCCATTATTCCTTGTAAATTGGAATAGATAAAAGCTAAATGATTCCTCTAAAAATAGAGTTACTTTAGTGTCGATATTTGCGTCAATGACTACCACTCTGTCATCAAATAATCATTGTCCTCAGTAACAATAAAATCGCATTTCTGAGTAACTATGTAATCGCTATAATTGACCTTTACTTCAACGTCATTGTCATAAAGAAACGTTGCCAATGCAGGGTCTAAATTTGTTGGACTCGCTTGTCCAAAAATATTAATATCCCAAATACCCAACTCAATGTCTTCAATTAAAACAAAACAAAAGTCATCGCATGGGATTGTTTCGTATATGCTTTTTTCAATTATACCATCTTTAGTAAACACAAATAAATAGTAATCATGCACGCTTGGCAATGAAATACTTATTTCGCTCGTTGTATTTTGATATATTGTTAGCATATTCCCCAGTTTTCTAAATTTTTAGTCTCATCGCAATTGTTGCACGATGCTTGGTCATATAATGGATTCAAATTTTCGTTTAGCTTTAACCATTCAAACATTTCTCTCGCATAATTTTTGCCAATCTGTCTCCAATAATTTGCTTGCTTTTCATTGGTGTCAAAATCAACAAACTCGCTTTCGTCAGTTACTTTTCTGACAACGCTTTCCTTTGTAACTTGCACTGGATGGAAAAACAAAAAGTCTCCAAACGCATAGCAAACATGCACTTTCCTTAAATAGCACAATAATTCCTCATTTGCGATGCTTATATCTTCGTCTGTTATTTGTTGACATAACTCATCGAATAAATCTTGACAAAGCAATTGATTAATGTATGTTATTTGTGTGTTCTTAATAGCAATTTCAATGTCCTCGCTCTCAACGTTTCTTGAAAGCGGCACAATGCCATAAAAATCTGTTTGTGTTATGAATTGACAACCGCAACAAGCCATTATTTTACTGGATTAATAGGTGTAACAACTGGCGCAGACGTTGGCTTCGCACCAATCAATCCCGCTAAACTTCTTATCTCTGCCTCAGACATTGACTCCAATACTTTATTTGCAACCAATGGCGATAATGCGTTAATATTATCAATGATATTGTTTGCCGCAGTATTCAGTTTGACTTCTTTAGCGCCGTAACCAAATGCGTCTCTGATTTCCTCTTCTGTAAATGCCCCTGCAAATGACTCAGCAACAAATGCCAATGGAATTGAGTTGCTTACACTAATAGTTGTGCCATCATAGCCATCCATTAATTTAGCCAGTGCATTCATTTCATACATTAACAAATTTTGGTCGTGTTTAATGACTGCATTCTGGTAATATATTGACGAATCGGCAATTTCTTTTGCAGTTCCTAATTTGCCAGAAACTTGAATGCCTGCCAATATAGATGGAACTTGAAATGCAGTTGCAATGTGGTCTCTGATTAAATTAGAAAGTGTGATATACATTTCGTGAGACGTACTCTGACTAAATGGAATAATTTGGATTGACCCCTCTTTTGATGAGCCATCTAAAATCGCAAATTTGCCTCCATTGTCTGCGCCAGTTAATCTGTCTGCAATGTATTCTCGCAACGATTCTTTCATGTCCTTACCATTTTCGTCTTCGCCAGTCAATTTGTATGGCACATAAACTATGAATGCAGGCGCAAACGAATTGTCAACGTTATTAGCATGGAAATTTTGAATCTGGCCATCGGCATAAATCCATTTCAAAGCAGACGCATATTTTGGTTGCGAATAATACACTTGGCCAGGCTTATATCTGCGAATATACTTAAGCGTTCCATTCC